ATCTCCATGCTTCCAGTTAAGGCTTGCGTAGATAGCACTTCGGCGTGAACCCCCTTGCATGACCCTACGACCAATCTCGTTAATCATATTCATCTTGGGGATGGGTCCAGAGGCTTGCCCACCTGTACGTTGGATAGGTTCACCCTCTGCTCGGTACACTGAGTAGTCTACACCAATGCCACCCCCTGTCATCAAGCAGCTTTCAGCTTTCCAACTTAGGTTAGCCCAATCCTCACGAGTGTCTTCCTCTGCTTTAAGTAGGTAGCAGTTGTTGAAGAACTTATTAGAACGACCTGCATAGTAAAGGTAACGACCACCGGGGATAAACTTCATATCTCGGATGTAGGTAATAAGCTGGTCTTTGTCTTCCTTAGACATCCCTTGGTCACCAGCAACACTACAGACATCATCCACAAGGGTCTTAGCAAGGGCACCCCATGTCTCTGCACCTTCATGCTTATACTTGTGGTTAAAGATGTCTTCCGAGAACTTGCTTCGGAACATAGGGTTCAGGTTAGATTTGTATTTCATTCAGCACCTCCACGTGCAGTTTTGTCAGCTTCCAACCAAACAAGACGGTCAATGTCCCCTCGGTTGATACCAATATCGTTTAGTTCTTTATCAGTTAGTTGGTTTAGTTCTTTGATTACTTGACGATGATAACGCCATGTTTTTAGGTAGTACCAATATCGCTTAAGCCAGTTCATATTGTTCTTTCTTTTTTCTGTTGTATTTTAGTCAATTCCAAAGGCTTATCTCATGTAAAAGATCGTTGCCAATTCTGTTAGATACTTGTGTCTCAGTAGCTTTTGGAAAAGGTCATTACCATTTTTAACTACACAAGGTCTTCTAGTCGTACTTTAGGTGGGTTATCCACTTTAAGAATCTTCCCATCTTCACGCCGCTTAACAGTACCATCAGGTTGCTTTACTCGTAGGATGTTATTGACGTGTACCCGGTAGAGAGCTTCATCAAGGTTCCACCCCTTACTCAAAGCATAACCAAAAATCACATACACCAAGTCAGCGAGTTCTTTAAGTTCTGCCTCTGGGTTATACTTTTGAGCATAGTGCTTGGAAAACTCACTACTTTGGAGGTTAAGTTCAAAGTTCCACTCATCGTACTCTTCGTCAATAAGCCCTTCATACAGTTCAGGAGTACCCTCTTGACCAGTGAACTCCTTAAAGTATTTTACCATCTGCATTGGTGTAGCATAATGTGCTTCAGGTTCAGTCCAGTAAGCGTAGCTGTCAGAAAACGCTTCGATATCTTCGTTAGTGATCATTTATAAATAATCCTCCAGTTCCTTAGGGAATGACTCAAGTGCATCCCGTACTAGTTTAGCTTGTTCAAGTGAATCACAGTTAGCAATATGACTAGGGAAAGTCAACTTACCATTGTCCTGCCATACATCCCAAGTGTTATCCACATCCCATACATCTATGTAGTATCGTGCTTTATGATCCAATCCCATCCCTTCTTGTTCCACTCTTGATCCTCTACAAGTTGAATTACATCTTCACCATACTTATTGATTAGGTTTTGATAGACATGAGACATGCTGCCACTCATACGGTAACTATCCACATAGCACTCATAACAACTACCACTAGAGCCATAGAAGTACCAATCGTCCCCATCAAACTCATGGGAGGTGATACCTGAGTTAAGTCTCCAACTATCACCATCAAGGTAACCCCCAGACCAACCTGCAAGCACCCTATAGTGTGGGTCATCTGGAAGGTTAATCTTTAGGACCACCCAGTTGTCCGGTGTGTAGCTATCTTCCATAAAACTCCGTCCTTGTATCTGTTGTAGCACCTTTAACCCAGAAGTACCATGCAGAATCAGCAAAAATCTCCATATTTATCATGCTCATACCTCTTCCTAGCCTCTTTTGCTTCCTCTTCTGTATTGAAGTAACCTAGTGATTTATACTTATTACCTTCAGAAGCATACACCTCAAACTTACCATTCCTATACCTGCGGTAACCTTTACCTTTGTGGTGCTTTTTGTTGAAGCAGTTTTCTGACTTCGTAGCTGCCCTAAGGTTGTTCTCAGAGTTATTACTAGGGTTTCCATCTATATGGTCAACGCAAGGTGGCTCCTCTGCCGTAAGCATAAAGTAAATAATCCGATGAACGAGGTGTTTTCTTCCGAGAACTGCAACTTGTCGATAACCCCTTGAGCAAGGAGAACCCACTAGATCACCAACCTCTTTACCTCTAACCTTCTTTTTGAACCTTAGGTTATGACCATCGTAATAGAACCTAGCTTTAAATTCTTCAGCCTCTTCCGTAGAAAATCGTTTTGGTTTCACTTGCATCTTTCTCCCAATAAGCCCACATAAAATTATCTGTAGAAGCCACCCTCTTGCCCTCCTTAGGGAACCAACAGACCCTACCTACAGACACCACCCTAGAGCACCTTTTCATGTAGTCACTGAAGTACTGGTTGTGCATGTAGTCTGCTGGTAGCAACAACCAAGTAGGCTTAATGCTAATGAAGTGATCCAACAAAGGCAAGAGTACATCTCTAGAAAATGGTGGATTAGTAACGATTAGCTGACACCTAGCAATATCTTCTTTTGATAGGCACAGAGCATCCATTACTTTAGAGGAGCCTACAGTTTCCCTAATGTCGCTCCTCCACTTGCATGTAGCTACATCCATCAAGAGGTCTTCAAGGTCACCATTACCGTAACAAGGTTCTGCATAGTTTTTACCTCTAATAAACTCCACTAACTTAGGTGGTATAGCTTTAGGATCAGTTGTGGGGTACCAATCACGAGGTACTTTCTCGAAGTTGCTCCTCTTACTCATGGTCCATATTCTCCTCGAAGTGCCGCAAGGCTAATAAACTCTGGATCATATCTTCCGTCTTCTGCACCTCGTAGGTAGACAATACCACTCCACCACAAGTCGTTACAACTACCTGCCCACTTGGCGTCATAGTCTTGATATACACCCGCCACAAGCCCCATAACAGTTTTATCAGTAACAGTACAGCGAACAGCCCAATCAACAGTATGGGTATGAGCAACAACACAAGAGGAGTGAGTTTTGGCAATAAGAGAAGCTGCATGATGCTCACCACCAATAGGCCGACCCATGACACCACTGATAAGATAGTGAGCAAAGCTAATGCCTTCAATGGTGAAGATACCCGGTGTTTGCCCTTCGTAGTAAACAACTTCATTATGGTAATCCGCCAGTTGGTAGTTTTTGTAGCTAACCCCAAAGCGGTCTCCTGCTAGATGGGGATCAAACTCAAGAACCTTCTTAAGCCTGTGACAGTGATTACCCTCTAGGAACACACTGTAAGGACGTTTCTTTTTAGCCTTCTTAATTGGGTGCCACATACGGTCTAGGAAGTCAAGTCCAGCTTCAATATCCCGCTCATAAGATGCACCATGAAAAGAAGCCTTACCCTTGTCGTAGCTACTCAAAGAGGGCATGTCAAAGGTGTCACCCATATTAACCACAACATCAGGCTTACGGTCAAGGATGAATTTACCCAACCAGTCTGCCCTATCATTGTTGAAGTCAGGATGAGCATGGCAATCCGGGACGCACAATATATCTTTAGCCATTTTTAATCCTACTCTTTGCGCCTATACTAGAGTTTTCTGAGTGGGTAAGCCACCTCATATTATCTAGTGTGTATCCTTTTGATGTGTCAACTCTGTCTATTGATGGGGATAGCTTTTTATCAAACCCAGAAGATACCCAGTCATCGTAGAGCTTGTCAAAACTTTCTTCTTTAGTCATCACTCAACCAAGCTCCAATACCCCAAGCCACTAGGCAGACCAAACCAATCACTACCCAAAAAGTTATCTGTGTCATACTTCAATCTCCAACGGTTCCATAGAGTTCATCACTGCAATACTAAAATCGTAAGCATCATTAAAACTATCAAAGAACATATCCATATCTCCATAACTCTCAGGGTCTTCAGGGTCAGATACCATAACTACAACTACAGCTTCAATACCATCATCTAGTGCTTCATCTGATAAGTCATCAGGCCCAAAGAGTTGCTCTACTCGCCATACTAATAGTTTGTTTGAGTTAGTGTCAGTCATCACAGCCCTCGGAGTAACCCGCCCAGTAACCATCCTCATAGACTTGCTCAAGTAGGTCCACAAGGGCTTCCTTAGAGGGGTTCTCAAGGTAAGTCTTAATCTCCCACCAGTAGTCCTTTTCTATTGCGTTAATCTTTCTCATTGATCCAACTTTCTGGTATCACCTTATCAGAATATAGGAACCCATGTTTCTCACACCAAGAGGCATAAGTTGTCTTAGAGTTCTTGTTTAGCTTACTGTTCGAGTTACTGAAAACAAACCTAATATCTAACTCAGGGTGTTGCTCTTTAACCAGTAGATGCTTTGCCCTATCTTCAGGCTTGAACCTACCCTTACCTTCAATAATGATCCCGTTAGGAAGCAGGAAGTCAGGTTTGTAGGTGGATACCTTACGCTGGTAAGGCACTTTTAGGGTCTCATACTCTACAGCGATACCTAAGTTGTCAAGTTGTTTAGCTATGTTGTACTCTAGCCCTGACTTGAAGTCACTCCTTTTGGGGGTTCCCATTAGACTAAACCACCTTTAGTCGGTGGCTCCCATAGTTCACCTTTATACCTCTGTAAGTGTAGTAATTGACCATTCTCTACTACTCGCCCCAAGTCACCCTCGTAGGCATCTAGGCACTTCTGAAACAACTCTTCCTCAGTAGTAGCACCCTCAAGAATCTTCTTAGCCTTGACTGGACCTACCCGGTGAAGACCTTTGATGTTGTCAGCACTATCACCTGTAAGTATCTGCTCATAGAAGTACAACTTAGAGTCCCACTCAGTAGAGTACTCAAAAGTCCCCTTAACCCAGTTAAACATCCAACAAGGGACAGTCTTGAAGTCCTTGTCGATAGAAGCGATAACTGTAGCCTCAGGGTCACCCTTGACTGCCTCCATAGCGATAAGGTCATCAGCCTCACAGCCTTGGGAAATAACCGCACTATACTCTCTCACGATGTAGTCCCTTGCTGCTGTAAGATGGATGGGCTTAGGTTTACCAGAGCGATTACCTTTATATGGGTGGCTCTTAGCAATAGTAAACCTGAAGTTGCTCTTACCAGTTAGATAAACCTTGAAAGCACTACCCATAGGAAAGATGACTGTCTCTTGAGCGATGTAGTTCATTGCATCATCTATGTAGTCATATGTGTTCTCCACAAGTTTATCTTCAGTAGCAGCAGCAGACCGATAAGCTACAATGTCCCCATCAACCAAACATTTGTCTATTGTTTCAGGCTTCATTAGTCATACCTAACACTGTAGGAAATGCAGGTTCAAGAGCCTTACGAATCTCCCGCGCCAACATAACGTGCTCCTTCTGAGTTACCCCAATGTCATCTCGTACTTCAAGGTAGTGCAGCCAAGAACGAAGGCTACCCTGCACATAGAGAGTACTCATAGTCAGACCTTCAGGGAGGATAACACGAGAACACTCTTTAGCTACATTCATTTCACGCATAACCTCATAGGCAACCTTGACACCATCAACCACACCAGCTTGCATGTCCTGACACAAATGAGCTTCTTTTTGGGTAAGGTTATCTATAGAGTTTTGCCTGTTGGTATCATCTTGAAGTCGGTACTCACGCTCACAAAACTCAATCTCATCAGAGTATCGCTGAGAGAACTCCTGAAAGCTAAAACTACGGTGACGAAGAAGCTGACGAGAGATGTCCCTTGGTGCTTTAACCTCTACCACAGCGTTAGACATCTCAAAGATGGACCAATGCTTATTCTTGATACAGTACTTGAGAAGGCCCTTATAGTCTTTCCCACGATCCTCATACTCACGACCACTAGAGACACGAGCACAGAAGGCTACAAGGTCTTCAGCATTACTTGCAGGTACCCCCACTACTGGTTGAGTAACCGCAATAAGTTTAGCTTCCACTGTCAACAGAACCTCCATAGTATTCAATAACTGCCTTAAGGTGATAGATCATCAGAGAGGTATCCTCAAGGTCATCCCTATGCAGCCACTTACCATTGTGGTAATAGTTATCAAGAATTTCTTTATTGATCTTATGGTGGTTCTCAAGAGACTGAAGAGTAATCTTATCTACAATATCCCAATCAAGCTCTAGTCCCATTTAAGGCTCCGTTCTGTAGACTTTTCCATCTGTAGTAAACGCTTGTAAATCCTTAAAGTCATACCCCATAGTCTCTGAGCACTTAATCAGAAACCAAAGGAAATCATAAGGGTCCAAGTCGTCTACTTCACGAGAGTAGCAAGAGGTTTCCCCCCTGCCAAACTCTTCTTCTTCGTAGGACACTGTGAAAGTTACTTTAGGCATAACCTTTAATCACTCCCAAACTTATCGCCACTCTTAGTAATGATGTCTACATCCTCAACATAGGTGTACCCTGAACCCTGAAGGAACTCAGAGAAGGCTGTAGCCAAGTCATCAAGTGTAACCCAGTTACCGCCGATAGTCTTCATAGTGACTCGCCCATCAGTATCAGTCTGCGTGAATGTGTAAGTATCTTTCCAACCATCCATTAGGCTACCTCATCCATGTTAAAGATGTCATCTTCATCGCTTGTGGTAATTTCGTACTCTACCAACTCTAGAATACCTACATTCTTCAGTCGTACACCAGCACCCTGACTGTAGGTCTCAAACTGAACCATAGCCCGTGAACCATTACCAATCAGACCATCTTCCTCATAAGACCACCAACGCTTATTCTCTGGACCTTCTGTAAGATTAACGACCCCCGGTGCTCCACCATAGTTGACCTCCACTGTACCATTCTTATTCTCAAAGGTCTTGATGTTGTCAGGGAATGGTCGCTTTAGTGTGATGTACTTACCGATACCAAACGCCTCATTACCTTCCTTGATACGATCACTATTCATTGGGTGTAGGTCAAGTCCACCGTCTACAAGCTCTTGAATCTGACCCTCAGAAGTGAAGTAACAGTTGACAGTGTACTGACCACCCTTCTGATGTACCGCCTGTGCTGCACGAGGACCATCTGGGTTGCCCATGTCTGCGTTCTCAGGGAAAATCTTAGCGTATTCCAGTACCATTTCCATTGTGTATTTAGGCATGTGTGTTTCTCCTGTTGCCCTCTGTATAAGTATATAAGTTCATTTTCTCGGACTTTACTCACAAAAAGTGTAACTTCCGAATCAGTGTTGCACCAAAGACTCAATCAAACACTTGATTAAATCTTGCATAGTCACCAAACAACTCTTCTGCTTTGTGGTTGTATGCGAGAGCGGCCTCAAGTTTGTTTTCAAAAACCTCAGTGGCACTCCGCATAAGAATATCCCCCTTGTGCATCCATCTTAATCTCTTTGTTCAACTTCAGTATTTCATTTGTTTTATCCATAGCCATCTGTGCTTTCTCGATTACCTTACCCTCTTTTCCAACTTCAACACTGGTTAACCACTCATCATGATAATTAAGGTGTAGTTTAATACCTTCCTTTCTGCAAAACGCACTCCAAAGGTTGAAAACATAGTCCCCAGAACCTTGAACTAAAGTGCTAAAGATGTCTTTCTCATATCTCAGGCTGTAGTAGAAGCCATTGATAGGATTCTTAAGCCACATGGTCCCATCTCTAAGGGTCTTTACATACTGCTCTTTTGCAACCTTCTTGATGGCCCAGTTCTTCTTCCAGTAGGCGTCAATAAGTTGTCCAGCTTCTCGTTCAGTCATGCCAGAGTTTCTTGCCAAAGTCTTAGCGCCAACATTGTACTGACAAGCGTAGTTAGTGGTCTTCATGGGCTTACGAATAGACTTGATACTCTTGAACCTTTCATTATTTTCATCCTCACAGTTAACATAGAACTGGTAGTCATCCTCTGTTACCTTACCAGCTTCAATACCAAGTGATAGGTGTGGATCAAACCCCTCTGTGTTCATCTCCTCTACATACTCAGGGTCGTGTGGGTAAATAAAGTGCTGCTTTAGTGTATCCTCTAGTGATACCACATCGGCACCAATCATTACCTTACCACTTTCGGGAATAAGTACACCACGACACCATTCACCATATGCAGCCTCAACACCCGGTAGGTTGACCACAGGTGCTCTGTGCTGAAGCCTGAGAGTGTTAGTGAAACCTCCTGCACCTGCCACTACCTTACCATTCTTTTCATTGTTTAGGAAGCCCTTGAGAACTCCTATGCGGTGACTAATAACCGTTAGACCATCAAGCATTTCAATGGCAGGGTCTTTGGATACCAACTCTCGGACACTCTCACACAAAAGACCATTCTTACGCACTTGTTCAATCTTACGCTCTTCCCCCGTAGTCTTGTTACGTATGTACTTCCAAGTCCGAGGCTTCCAACCTAAAGAAGATAACCAAGACTTCACTTGGTCTGTAGAGTTAGGGTTACCGTCCTCATAGCCATCAACATAAGTCACAGGCCCAGCAGTGTCGTCTGGTAACTTGAGTTCCCTAAGGAGGTTAAACCAAGTCTCACCGTGCTTACTAAGGCTACCGTCAGCTTTGTAGATTACCTTTGGCTTCTCCTTTTTCTTAGTGATAGGATTCTTAGGCATTGCCTCTTTAAGTGCTTCTGTCTTTTCCTCCTTCATAGCTTCTAGTTCACTTAGGTGTTGTTCGCACTTAGCTACATCCAAAGTAAGTGGGTTAGCCTCTTGCTCTCGGAGACAATCCATCTTGAAGCTGAGATACCTTATAAACCTTAGAATATCACTGTTCATTGTTACTCCTTAACAGGTGGTTTATACCAAAAACAAGTACTAGAGTAATCACTCCAAGCAATAGATGCTTCTTTTACACCCAAAACCTTAGCCCACTCTTTAGCACCCTCACGATCTTCCTCACTGAAGTATCTGTAGCAATCACTACGAGTACAGTCAGAGGAACAAAAGGTCTTATCTTTGTAGCATAGTGCCATTAGTTGTATATCTCCTCAAGTCTGTTCTTCATCTTAACCCATAGCTTCCAGTTTATTGCGCAGTCAGCTTCACACCGATGAGCATATTCCTCATAACTAAGGTTCTGCCAGTCATCCACCTTCGGTTTAGCTACACCAAGATCAAGTCCCCACTCTGCTAGGCCATGCTTCTGTCGATCTGGATACAAATACCAAGACAAAGCTAGAGTATCTATCCACTTACGGAAGTCCATAGGAATACCCAAGATACGATTGAATACCACCATGTCATGTCTGATAGCATTATGAGCCACGATAAGATCAGCACTATTGAGAACTGCTTTCATGTCATCATAGTCACCCGTGCTATGGTAGGTCTCCCCATCTCTAGTGTAACTCAGGACGTGTAGCTTAGTGCAGTCATAGGCTAGACCATCACTCTCTGAGTCAATTACTATCGTTCTCATCTCTTAATAAACACCTCTTTGATAGAGTCATCCACGTAAAAGATACGAGCGTCTGGAGTCGTCCACCCATACTTATCAGCTAAGAACTGAGCAACTTCCTCTACACTATCTGCACCTGAATAATGAGGAAACTCTACCTCATAGCAACCGTCCCAACGATCACCACAGCACTCGCAATCCCTCCCATTATCTACACCATCAAAGTAGACCCCGATGATCTCTGCTTTTTTAATAGCTTCCCCTTCACTTTCTGCTTCAATAAAAAGTCGATGGCAGATTTTCTCATCTACATCAAAAGAACCTCCGCTGCTATTTTGGCTAAACTCGTAGAATTTCATCTTGGAAGTCATTAGAAAGGTACTCCTTCATCATTAGGTGTCTCAGGTTCAGCAGGTCCAGTGTACTCTTGAACCATTGTTGTGTCAATATTGTATCGCAACATTCCAGCAGGTCCAGTGGTAGCAAAGGGTCGGTTCTTGGTCACGGTCAGGTGTGTTGTGTTCTTCTCTTCTGCATCCTCAGCCAGCTTATCACGCTGTAGTTCCAGCAATACGATAGCTTCTTCTTCAACAGACTTAGCATATTTTGTATGGCCGTCATTATTAACATGAGAGATACAGATGATCCCGACATTCCTACGCTTAGATAGTTCCACCAACTTAACCCCCAACTCAGTAAGAGCACTTGTAGCACCATCCACACCACTCAGATAAGCCAGACGCTGTAGGTGGTCAATGAAGATGTAGTCAGCACCATAAATAGTAATAGCGTGTTTACATTGTTTCAGTGTACTCTCTAGCGGGTCATGTGGGTCAATGTCAAAAGACACAAACTTCTCTTCACCAACTACATCCAGCAAAGCTTTCTCAAACTCATCATCAGTAACACCATTGAACTTCTGATCTTCCTCAGTGTTTACATTGTAGCCTAACTCATACGTAGCCATACCCCGTGCTGTAGTACTCTTCATCTCCTCCATAGCTAGGTTAGCTACAACCTTACCCTGATTACGTACAAGATCGTGCTGGACATAACGGAAGAGGCTAGTCTTACCAACTCCCGGTGGTGCCTTAACCACTGTGATACCACCCTTTATCCAACCCCTCATAACCTTATTCAGAGCCTCTACAGGCGTGGGTGTGTACTCATAGGGGGTCTCATCCCTAACAGCCTTAAGCCAGTCCTCAGCGCCGCTTGTGAAGCCCGCAGGAGAGTATTTCTTAGCTGCCCACCATGCAGACTTATACTCACGCTCCTTACCAGCCATCAGGAAGTCATTAGCATCCTTATACTGACCATGGTTCATCATGTGGACTTTACCGGGGAACAGATCGAACATGATCTCCGCCACCCTACGCCCCGGCTCATCATTATCCACACTCAGGATGATCTTATCAAAGCTCTCCAACCAGCCCCTAGTCTTCTCCCAGAGTTTACCGCTTGGTGTAGCTGATGGTAGGGACACCACAGGGTTCTTGTAGGAACTACCCTGAGACAGCATCTGGAAGGCAGACATAGCATCAACCTCACCCTCCACCACAGTAACCATCTTACTACTACCAGCAGGAAATAGGTTCATACCAAACAGTTCATTACCACGAAACCCATTCTTAGCGTAGAACTCTTTAGGGAACTTACGTACCTTAATGCCACCACTAGGATAGGGATACTCCTGACGACCCTCTCCGTAGGTCTTAACGCCATAGAACTCCATCACGTTACTGGTGATACCACGAGAAGCTACAAACTTACCACTCTCCTTCTTATCAACTACATCATCAAACACTGGCAGTTCCTCTTCTATTGCTTTTGGTGTGAAGCCCCTCGTAGGGTACTCTTCCTCAGCCCAGTCATACTTCTCGTCACGGTTTGGGTAGCCACGATGGCATGAGTGACACTTACCAGTCATCTTCTCGACATTGTAAGCGAAGGCATCGGAAGAGCCACACGAGACGAATGGGCAAGGCTTATGTATTACCTCAGTCACTAATGTCAGTATCCTTCTTAAGTGATTCTAGGGCATCCTGTATGTCCCACTTGTAGATAGCACAGTACAAGATAAACTCAAGCCCTATCTCTGCAATCTTATCCCTTGTCTCATCTTCAAAGTGGAAGGTATACGTAGCAGAGCCATCCTCATGCTCAACTACCTCCTCAACTCCGATAATTCCTACTGTATCTTCAGTCATGTGGTGTAAATCCTAGTGAGTCTGATTCATAGATGTCATCTGGTAGTTCGTCTTCTACAGAAATCATCTCCCTAAGTTTAGCTACACCACCACTAGCATCCTTACCTACAGCGGACATGTTATAGCCAAGAAGCTCTAAGAACAGCATGTAACCATAACAACTACCCATAAGAGACACTTCTTCATGCTTTGTAGGTAGTTCATCCTTATGCTTCTCAAGCAACTCCCTAAAGACCTCTGTAGCTACCACATTCACTGTCTTAGTCTGTTCTTCATCCATTCTTCAGTCTCCTTCTTAAGATTAATACTTAAGATTCTAATCTTAGTATGATTATTAATACTAAGAGATAATTCTTAAGATTAATTCTTACGAGTCTTTCTTAGAGGGGGTATAGTTATATAAGTTCATTTTCCGAGGCTTCACACTTCACAAATTGTTACGTAGTTTCTTCATCATCTCGTCCTCCCACCTAGATATAGTCTGTTGAGACACTTCATACTCATCAGCTAGGTCTTCTTGAGACTTATCCTCAAAAAACCGAGCCTTCAGGATAGCCATCTCTTTCTCCGATAGTGTCGTTACCGCAACACTCATAACGTATGCAGCATAGTCCTTATCCTCATACTCCTGAGCATGATCTGGTACAGCAACCTCAATCTCAGTGATGTCCTCGTAGTCATTGCTCATAGCGTCATACAGGCTACGCAGTGTACCATCCTTCACACCCTCTAGTTTGTCCAAGTCTTCTCCTGTAGCTAGTGCGTGTGAGACTGTCCGTGCTGCCCATGTGTTAGGGATACTAACAGCCTTTGACCCAATGTTCATGTAGTCATTCATAGCCCTTCGTGCAGCACCTACGTAGTCCTTCTTGTGGCCTTTACCTTCAGCTTTACACTCATAGCAAGCTACAAGACCTTCAGATACTAGGTCATTATACTCTTGAGGCTTCTTGTACTTCCGTGCGAGTGTCTGGCACATCTTCAACATTTCTTGGTCAGTCACCCGTATTACCCTCTCGTTTCAAGCTATCCAGTGCATCTTGAATATCCCAACCATAAGCAGCACAATAGACGGCAAACTCAATACCTAGCTTTACTAATTGGCTTTTAGTATCTTCATCAAAGTGGAAATTATAGGTAGCTGAACCATCCTCATGCTCTTCTACTTCCTCTACACCAATGATACCTACAGTTTCTTCAGTCATTTTCCACCAACTCCATAATTTTCTTCACACCCTCTACAGCGTCTTGGCCCATCTCATCAGGTTTATACCCCAGAGTAGCTAGGATAAGCATGTACCCGTAAGCGGTACCTACAAGCCCAACTTCTTCTCCTTCGTGTACCATATCTTCAGGGTACTTCTCTAGGAAAAGTTGGTACACCTCAAGCGCCAACTCATTAACCCTTTTGTGCTGTTCTTCAGTCATACTCACCATTCTCCTGTGCTATCTGTACAAGTTCTGTTAGTACTTCATCTACCTCACGAGACCTCTTCCAACCAGCTTTGTAGCACTCAAATAGTTCTCCGTAGATGTCGTCTAGCTCAGGGTTAATCTCTGGGTACCTATCAAAGTACCACTTCTCAAAGTTGTCTTCAATCATCATAGTTCTCCCTTACTTAAAGTGGCTTACTGACAGTGTTCATAGAGGTTAATAGAGGTTAAAGTTACTTGAAGTTGTACTCATACCAAGGGTCACCTCTCTCTGGGCAGATACCTTCAGCATCAATGTGGTTTTCTGGGTCGTACCCACCGGGTATTTCTCTTAACAGGTTATTACGTAAAGCTGCCTCAAAGAGTTCCGCCCCGTCTACATCACCTACAGGCCAGTGCTCAAGAAGATCTCTACAGAAGCCTTCCCAATCAGGGGGGTCAAAAGTTTGGGACATAATAGTCTCCTTTCTGTAGTAGATATTGTAGATGCTCACGCTCAAGGTAGAGAGCCTGTAGTTTATCTGGTCCCAGTTCTAGGGTATCACAGTTCCACTCTACCTCTTCAATCTCTTTGTTGACTTCCTTCAAGCGTGTACTGATGCAGGTTAGTCGTTCATCTAGCTTCACTTCGTTCGCTTCAACACTTCGTGTTTCCATTAGTATTTTCCTTTGTGGCTTGGTAAGCTGAGAGGGCTAGATAAAACTCTTGAGGGCCGGTTGCGTCGATCCCGTCTAAGCTCGCGCAGGCTTGCGAAAGTGCCTTTTCCGCAGCTGAGACACGGGCCTCTAGGGCTTCGATGCAGTCGGCGGCTTCTTCGGCTGACATAACTCGCTCAAAATGATCGCCTTCACGCAACCGCTTCACCAGATCATCACTCATCCTTGCCTCCTGTCAGTTCTGTGAGGGTGGTGCGGGCTCTTGCGCCTTCGTCCTCTTTGATCTCTGCGTCGTGCATGTAGTAGCAACAGCCGCAGTCCTCTGGCCGGAGTTGATCTTCATAGTTGTCTACCTCGGCATAAAATTCCAAAGCATCCACCGCCTTCGCCAGCTTGGCTTCCAGTTCCTTTACCCTAGAGACCGCCTCATCTCGGGCCATAGCTAACAAAACAAAGTCATTCATATCATCGGTATTGTCACTCATCGTCTGTCCTTTCAGCATATCGGCCCTGACGTCGCACTCATACTGCTTTTCGCACTCTGGGAACTTGATGTCAGGGTCCATCCAAATCCGTTCTGGTGCTTTTGTCATGTTTCCCCCATCTGTATCTCAAACCAATACAGGTTATTAAGTATCTGTGTGGCAATGTCAACCAGAACATCATCAGCATACTCCAGTTCTTCCCCACAGCAGTCAGTGATAGTGATACCAAAGATGGGCTGTTCCATAGGTGTGAAACTACCATCTGTTTCAGTATCAGCCTCACCATGCTTTATGACCTCAGCATCTACATAGTAGACATCATCAAGCCACTCAAAGTCAAAGCTATAGTTCATTGTGCTTCTCCCAAAAAAGATACACTATCCACCTTAAAGCTACGCCAAGCACCCTTATCCAAGTCCATTACAGGTACTACGTTAGGGTTCTTAGGCTCACCAGTAGGAGGCTCCATCATGCAGCGCATCTTACGTTGTTCTCCGTTTACCTTGTAAAAAATGACTACAAACTCCTTACCATAGCCGATCTGGTTGAGCTTAAACTTTACGGTTTCTTTATCAAGCGTGTTCATAGGTATACTCCCTTGAGGTTGTCTTCGATTCGGTTCAGTTCTTTAGTAGTATCAGAATAATCATTGGTTGTAAACCACTCTAACACAGTCACAATAGCACGACAATACTGTAGCCAATCTACAAGTTCATTTAAGTCATGCCCATCGAAGTCTGCATTAGTTAGGTCTTCCATAGTCCACCGTAGGGATTTCTCCAGTCGGTAGGCTACCAGTTCATCAAACCCCTCACCCATGATGAGGTCATTCAGTATCTCTGCTTCTTTATTGTTCATAAGTTTCTCCTCTAGTTCCTCGATACGATCAGCAGCCTCATAGTACAGACTACCATCTGGTTTATCTTCATCCTCTGGGTATACCTTCTCCCAGTTACGTAGCTTTTCTACTAACATCCTGCTGCCTTTCTGATGTCCATAAGATCACCCCAGTGACCCTTCACTTTCCTAGTTTCATACTTACCATTGCTAGGCAATATTTTCAAGAAGTCTTCAGCATCAAACTCCACAGTAAAAACACCTACCATCGTGTCAAACGATAGACCATCATTCTTCTGTACTACTACGTAAAGCATCTGTTATTCTCCATCCCAATCTTCGATTTCGTCTACAAGATCGTATATAGCACTCTCTAGCTTATCTGTCAAGCGATCTAGTGGCAACTCACAACCAAAAACTTCTACATATTCTAACGTAATGTCTTCAGGATCCCAGAAGGTAGGACTACGAGGAACACCATAGTCACTCTCTACCAACACTGCACTAAACTTAGCGGATACATCTTCAGTGTGTACCCATCCATAAGCTCTATACCGCATGTCATTTCCTTTCGTTGTCTGAGTATCTATATAAACGATTCGTAGAAAAGGTCAACTAGCAAAAACCCCCACACGTATAAAAAATATGACTACCAAAAACACCATCCACCTCAAAATGATCTACCCAAAAAGGCTCTACATAGTCTGCATGATAGTGGGTAGAGGTGCTCCCCAGCCTATAACCATCAAGGTAATTCTGGGCTAGAATCAATACTTTACCAGCCATTCTACGATCCTCTGGTAGTGGGTAATCCTTAAGGTCATCAGACAGGCCATCATGAGTGAAGCTAAACTGCTTATCATCATAGACTACCTCACAGATAGTATCAGGGAACCTCTCATGCTCCATCCTGTTCATCACTACCTCAGCTACAAGCTCCTGCCCTGTGTGTGGCTCTCCTCGTGCCTCGAAGAAGATAGCTACAGCCAAGCACATTAGTTCTGTCATCTTTATCTCCTGTATCTTTGTTCTCTATACATACTGACCTGCTTTCAATTGTATAATCACAAAATGTTACAATTACTGTAATAATGTTATTGAGTCCATTGACACGAGACCTAACAAAAGTAAGATAGCGGTTGTCATTAGACATAGAAAGGCTTTAGATGACAGAAAACAACACATACACACTGGCAAAGCGTAGTGCAGGTGACTATGGAGAACCTTTTGAGCCAATTGAAGGTATCCCTCTTATGAGTCTTCAGCAAGCTACGAGAGCCAAGGACACCGCAAGAGTTAAGGGTTATGATGTAGTCGTCTTTAATGTAGCAGCACAGTATCTAAGTTAGGGCTAGAGTCCTCTACACCTATAGGGCCGCTCTGGTTAACGCTGGGGCGGCTTTCTTGCGTTCTACGGGGTTGCCCTACCTGACGCGATACATGGCCCCTCTATGGCGCTCTACGTGGCTCTATGGCGGTGGTCTCTTTTGTTTACCTATCAAATACTTACTTGCGAATCGTTCTCAACTAGCATGGCGTTTTGCTGTTGCTACTTGCGAGTGATTCTCAACTAGGGGTGCTGCGAACCGAATCGCCTCTGTCAAGTTTTTTCTTTCAATCCCATGAATTAATCGCATGAATGTCGCATGATTACAACACCTTGCGATATTAGTTTAATGTTAAACCATTTCTTAAGATTTAGTTTAATGTTAAACTACTTTTGTGATCACACTCATGCGAATCGTTTAATGTTGAACTACCTAGTGGTCAGGAGGGCTTGTCAAGGGTTAATTGCACTGTGGGACCCTATAGATTCTGGGGTGTGGCTTTTGGGTCACAGGGTAGACGCCTCAGAATCCAAAAGAAAAAATCTCAAATGGGTAAGGTGCGACACTTTGGCACAACTCATAAGAACCCATAAGACCTAACTCAAGAGTGTGCTAATGATTCTAACTACAGCTATAGGTTGATCGCTACACTATCACAAGCAAAACTACAAGAAAAAAGAATCGTTATATTTCAACTACATGTAAAAAAGTTCAGAATTTCATGAGTAAAACTTGAAAAAATGAACTTATATATATATAGAACCCCTTAAGACTCTTACGATTGAATCTTAAGACTTCAACCTACCAGTTAATAATACTCATTAAGAATTAATCATACTTAAGAGTAAAACTTAAGATTCAATCGTAAGAGTCTGATCTGATCATTGTCAATTATTGGTGTAGTTATTGTTTATTAGAGTTCTGTCGCTGAAGAAGCACAGACCCTGTAGTTTGAAGCTATGGGGTAACTATCATCAGGATGCTTACTCTCTCTGGGCATCTTGTGGGGCTGGCTGAGGTTCGAAACTCGGTCGGCCCATTCTAACAAACACACAGAGAGAAACAGAGAGAAGAGAGATATGAAGTATTGTAGTTACTGCAAAAGTAAGAAGTCAGTTTCTGAGTTTGGTAAATGTAAATCTAGGAAAGATGGTTTACAGCCAAGGTGCAAATCTTGTAGGGTTAAGACCAACAAGGACTACTACTCTAGGAACAGACAGTATTACTTGGACTATGAGAAGAACAGGTACAGGAACAAGAAGTCTGATAATGTAGCTAGGGTAGCCAAGCGCAGAGCCAAGAAACTGCAAGCTACCCCTGAATGGCTTACCCAAGAGCACCTAGACCAGATTAAAGACATCTACGCTCATGCTAGGGATTGTGAGGTAGTTACTGGTGACCAATACCACGTAGATCACATCGTACCGCTTCAGGGCAAAGACGTGTGTGGGCTGCACGTACCTTGGAACTTACAAGTCCTCCCAGCAGAGGTCAATCAATCGAAGAGTAACAAAACATGCCACCTAAGCACGGTTTAGAATACAACCCTGAAATCGGGAAGAAAGTGCGTCAACAGATTGCTGCTGGTGTGCCTATTAAAGACGTGTTCCAATCTATACAGCATATGGCTTGGAGTCCGGCGTCAATGACGACTTTTTACAAAAAATACGGTAAAGACATCTACTCCACTCGTGCAGACATTACTGAAAAGATTGGTAGTCGAGTTGTAGATCAGGCTCTTAATGGTGATGTAGACAATCCGGTTACATGGAAATCCCAAGAACTCTATCTTCGTAGTCATGGTGGCTGGAGTCCCAAATCTACAGAGCAAACTCAAGAAGTGGGTACTGAAGAGGAAGAAGCTGAGAGTGCTGTTAATTCCTTGATGAAACTATTAGGTAAGGACACTGAGGAAGAATGACCCTGACAGCGGCTAAACTTAGAGAGTTACCTGACGAAGAGGTTAAAGCTGCACTCTCTAGTCTGACTAAGACACAGCTAGAAGAGTTACAAAAAGATTGGTCATTCTGGGCGCGACCTGAGCAAATTCCACCTGAAGGTAATTGGAACACATTTCTAGCTCTAGCTGGACGTGGTTGGGGAAAGACCCGCGCAAATGCAGAGTGGGTAAGAGCACAAGTCAAATCTGGTAAGAAGCGTGGTGCTATTGTCTGCGCTACAAACAGTGACATCGAAAAAGTTTTTGTAAAGGGGGAGTCAGGTATTCTTGCTTGTTGCTCTCCCCACGACAAAACAAAAAGGGGAAAACACATTGGGATGCCAACTTGGTCCCCAACTAAAAGAACCCTTTTCTGGTGGAAAAATGGAGTAGAGACTGGAAAAGACGCAGATGTTGTAGCTAAGGTAGAAGCGTTCTCCGCAGAGGAACCAGAGCGTCTACGAGGGCCACAATTCGAGTTTTTATCTGCTGATGAGCTTTGCGCTTGGAACAAGGACCAAGAAACTTGGGATATGGCCCAATTCTGCCTTCGCCTTGGTAAGCATCCACAAGTCTTTATCGCAACAACTCCTAAATCGACTGTGCTACTACGCAAGATTATGGCAGACCCTAAGACTATTATCGCTAGGGGGTCCACCTTTGATAATGCAGCCAACCTTGCAGATACTTACCTTGAGGCGGTTAAAACCCAGTATGAGGGCACTCGCCTTGGTAGGCAGGAACTTTATGCTGAAGTCCTAACAGAGAATGAAGGCGCTCTCTGGACTGCTGACATGATCGACAACTGTCAGATTACCTCCTCAGAACTACCACCCCTTATTAGGAAGGTTGTAGCTGTAGACCCTGCCGTATCCTCCAACGTAGAATCAGATAACACTGGTATTGTTGTAGCTGGCATATGTGAACAGGGTAAGGCTTATATCCTTGGTGATTACACCTTCAAGGGTTCACCAGAAACATGGGCCAATAAGGTAGTTTCTCTTTACCACGAATTTGAGTGTAGTCGTATCGTATACGAGAGCAACCAAGGTAAAGACCTCATACCAAGCCTCTTCAAGACTATTGATGAGAACCTACCCCTCAAGGGTGTACATGCTAGTACCGCTAAGATCGCCAGAGCGGAACCTGTAAGTGCCCTCTATGAGCAGGGTAAGGTCTTCCATGTGAGAGACTGTGAGGCTCCTCTGACAGAGCTTGAGACACAGATGACCACATATGAGCCACTAGGCAAACACAAGTCTCCTGACAGATACGATGCTATGGTTTGGGCTTTAACGGACCTCATGCTTAAGGGCTACGCAAAACCACAACTGAAACTAGTATACTCCAATTCTAAAGGGCTAAGATAATGCCTCGCACTCCAATCCGCGCAAAGACTACAGATGTAATAACCGATGACGGCTCTGTTATCGTGTCCGTCGCCAAGGGTGAGCAAATCCACTTGACATTTACACTACAGTGGCTGTCCAATCTTACAGGTTACACAATCACAGCTAAGGTTGCGGAGGCTGCTAACGAGGCGGGTGATCTTGAAGTACCCCCAACCGAAGAAGACCCAAACACGCCAACGGTCACAACGCTGACAATCATCGACGACACTGTGTCTGACAATACGTTCAAGGTTGTTATTCCTGATGACCTTTGTGACACTTGGGCTGTTCAGCCAACCCCTGACGATCCGGTCTATGGGTTCTTCGCTTTGAGTGTAGCAGACACGGGTGTTGGGGATGCCCAGCAGATTTTCGTTCCTGTGCGGGGCTTGGTTGAGGTCCGCTATAACCCGGTGGAAAGTAGCTAATGACGTACTCTGTTTCTGTATCTGGAACTACATTTACTGTCGATATGACTTCGGTCAGCCTTTCGGTCGCGCTTTCGCAGGTGGGGCAGCAAGGCGCAACAGGGCCAACAGGAGCTTTGCAAACCGACACGGTTACTGGCGACCTTTATGTTAGCGGGGACGTGGGCATTGGGACGAGTAACCCCTCATACGCGCTTGACGTAGCGTCCGAGACAGACCCATCTATTAGGGTCCGCTCAACGGGGTCCGCTTCTACAGATGACGCATTCCTCCGAGTGCAGTGCGCGGGTAACACCACAGCAAGAAGTTATCTGGCTTTCGGTGACGCCGACAGTAGTTTTGTCGGGAGCATTATATATAGACACGCCGACGACAGTATGCAGTTTTCGGTGGATGGTTCCGAACGCCTCCGCATCGACTCGGAAGGTATTGTAATAATCAATGAAGGCACTGTGGTTCTTAACGGCAATGAGATTAACGCACTTCAAGTAACCATCGCAGATGATGCTGTAGCTGAACTAACATTTCCTTCTCGGCAAGGCGGACTTCTTTGGGTTACTTGTGAAGCGCAAGGGAGTTTTCCTCAGATTAATAACTTCAGCGGTTTTGTAACTGTAGATTTTGGAGATAGCCCCGGTCATCAAACTCCAATTTACGCAGGTAATTCTTTTGAAATGAACAATTCTGGTGCGCTTACAGGCACTACAGGTACGGACGGCTCGGTTACTGTTGGCACTGCCGGAACCAGTGGAACACTTTATATCGAAAATCGCTCAAACGGAGACCTTGATTTTCAAATTACCCTGCTGTAAGGAGGCAAACAGATGGAACCGAAATACACCGCACAACGGGTTGAAGGCACGGACAACGGCTGGATGCTGACTGACAACGAAACTGGTAAAAAGCACCTTGTTTTCTGCAACGTCAACGCAAACACCGCAGAAGACGCTGTTGCCTTGATTGAAGACCGCCCTGACGGAGACCTTGAGTGAACATAAGCAAGATCATCTTTTCTGGCAGGAAAACCACATCGCGGATGCGATAGGCTACCACAACTGAAACTAGTATACTCCAATTCTAAAGGGCTAAGATAATGGCTACATTGAATGATCGGGTGTTTGATAATGGCCTTACGGTCCTAGACACCGAAGCAAACGCAATCCACATCACCTCGCAAGAGGCTACAGACTACACAGACGCTACTTCCACTAGCACATTGGGTAACTCCACATCTCTGAGCATTGGCGCACCTGCTGACCGCTCTGGTGGTGGTCGTGAGGTTACTGTAGCTGCTATTACGGATGGTAGTGTTACGGGCACAGGCACAGCAAGCCATTACGCTATTGTAGATACTGTTAATAGTCGTCTCCTCGCTACTGGCTCCCTCTCATCCTCCCAAGCAGTGACTTCTGGTAACTCCTTTGCACTTGCCTCCTTCACTATTGGTATCCCTGACCCTGCCTAATTTGAGGTTTTCTCATGGTTAAACTCGTCAACCGCGCCAAGATGGGCACTGCCACTACTGGCACGGGAACTATCACGCTTGGCTCTGCTGAAAGCGGCTATCAGTCATTCGCTGATGCTGGCGTGGCTGACGGAGAGACCGTGCGTTACGTCATTGAAGACGGTGCGGCTTGGGAGATCGGCACAGGCACCTATACGGCGTCTGGAACCACTCTGAGCCGCACTGTCACTGAAAGCAGCAACTCAGACGCAGCGATTAACCTGTCTGGGTCTGCTGTTGTGTATGTAACAGCGACATTCGACGATATTGTTCAGCCGAGAGAAAACCTCATTATCAACGGCAACTTTGATATTTGGCAGCGTGGGACGAGTTTTAGTAATTTTGGTTCTGGAGCGTACACAGCTGATCGTTGGGTTGCGTTCCAAAATGGCACTGGTGCAAGTCGTACAGTTAGTCGCCAAGCATTTACACTCGGACAAACAGACGTACCTAATGAGCCAGAGTATTTTTTTAGATATGATCAAAGTGTTGCAGGAAGCGGCGCAACGTTTTGCAATATTGAGCATCATATCGAAGGCGTAAGAACACTTGCGGGGCAAACTGCAACTCTAAGTTTTTGGGCAAAATGCTCTAGTTTATACAATATGACCGCAGGTGTAGCTCAAAAGTTTGGAACTGGGGGGTCGCCTAGTTCTAGCACAGCTACAGGTTTTGGAACAGCATCTCTAACAACGTCTTGGGCGAAATACACATTTACAACAACGCTACCTTCAATTAGTGGAAAAACGCTCGGAACAAATAACAACGACAATCTAAATCTTTCTTTTCAGCTGCCGCTTAACACCACATTTACTATCGACATTGCCCAAATCAAACTAGAACCCGGCGACACTGCTACTGATTTTGTCCCTCGCAGAATAGAAGACGAGTTAGCAAAGTGTCAGAGGTATTATCAAACAGGCCGTCTTTTTATGCAAGGTCAAACCGCCTTAAACGTATTTATGGGAACATCTACTGCACTGCCAGTAGTTATGCGATCTCTTCCAACAACAGCGCTAACTGTTCTTAGTTCAGTCAATGTTTCTTCAGGTCCATATTTTATAGCCGTTACAGATAGCAGTATTGGAATGAACGCGCAATTCTCTGGAGCAAACGGAACTGTAGGCATTTCCTATACAGCAGACGCAGAGTTATAAGGAGCGACAAATGAAACAAATAACAAAACTGCTCAACGGACATTATAAGGCTACAATAGACGGCGTTGAAATAACTGTGCCAGAAGCGCAAGGTAATCGCCATTATCAGATGATCCAAGAAGCCATTGAGGCAGGTGAAACAATCACAGTCGAAGAACGAGTAATCACAGTTCAAGAAGTAAAAGCCGAAGCCTATCGCCGCATCATTGCCATCTGCCCTGAGTGGAAGCAACGCAACCTGACAGCCCAAGCGGCACAACTTGCCAAGAAGGGTGAGGCCAACTGGACGCCGGAGGAAGCGGCTGCATGGGCAGCGGGTGAAGTGATCTGGAATCAAATTGCAGCTATCCGCGCAGCATCTGATGTAATTGAGGCAATGGACCCGATCCCAGCGAATTTATACGATCTACCTGACTGGCCGTAAGAGGACTGACCAATGCTCGGATTTTCACCATTAGCTGCTGCACCCCTAGCGGATGATGGGGTTAATCTTGAGGTACTTACAGCCTCTAGCATCATTACTGGGTCACCTCTTGTAAATGATACAACAGTCTCTCAAGAGCATTCCTTAAGTGGTGTAGCCATCTCCACTGGTAGTCCCACACTAGGGTCTCCTGCTGTAAGCCAAGTAGACACACTCTCTGCCGATAGCATCCTGTCTGGATCGCCTGTTGTAGAGGGAACCTCTCTTGGGCAAACTCATGTAGCTTCTCCTGTAAGTATTGTCACAAGCACTCCATCTGTAGGTAATACAACAGTCTCTCAAGAGCATAACCTCTCTGGGAACTCCATCCTAACTGACAGTCCCACACTAGGGTCTCCTGCTGTAAGCCAAGTAGATGTGCTTATTACTGTAGACATACTAAGTGGTAATCCTGTTGTTAACCCAACGTCAGTTACACAAGAACACGATCTTACTGCTGATAACATAACGGCTGGCACCCCTTCTCTAGGGTCTCCTACTGTAGGTCAAGCAGGTACACTAGGAACAGATAACATTGTATCTGGTATACCTGTATTAGGCTCTCCCGTACTTGAGCAATCTTACGCACTTGGACCTAACACCTTAACCTCTGGTACACCTTCTGTTGGTAACACTGGCCTAACTCAGCAACATATTATAGTTTGCACTGGAACTACTACTGGAACTCCGGTTGTATCTTCCCCTAGTGTTACTCAAACACACGACCTGTCTGGCCTTAACTTAGTTACTGGTAGCCCTCAAGTTGGGGAAGTTTCTCTGGGTGTTTCTGGTAAACGGGTTGTGTCTATAACAGGCAACAGCACAACGACTGTAGAATTGGCAGAGCAATACAATACGGCAGACTTTGAAGAGTCTCGTAATAGTGCCTCTTTTACTGAAAAATTTAATAGGGTTGCATAATGGCTTTTACTATCAGACAGAACGACACATCCCCCTCTCTGCAAGCAACCTTGAAAGACTTTGAAGGGACTTCCATCTCGATCAGTGGTGCTACTGTACAATTCCACATGAAGTCTATTGATGGTACCCTAAAGGTTGACCAACAAATGACCATTACAGATGCAGATAATGGTGTTGTTCAATACGACTGGCAATCTGGGGATACTGACACCCCCGGCTCTTACTATGTAGAGTTTGAAGTAACTTACTTAGACGGCTCTATTGAGACTTTCCCAAACAAAGGCAATCTGTCGGTGGTTGTCACCAAAGAACTCTCCTAATGAAATATCTAAGGAAACTTAAAGATGTCACAGAAGCAACTCTCAGTAACCGAAAGTCAGAAAATTCTGGGTGTTGCAGGAACATCAACTCGTAATGGCACGTTAAAAGCTGACGACCTTCAGCCTGAGCTTCGTGGTAAGCGGGCTATCCGTAAGTATCGTGAGATGCGGGACAATGATGCTACTATCGGTGCTGCCCTTTATGCTGTAGAACAGATGCTACGAGATGTACCCATTAAGATCACTCCTGCTGATGATTCTGAACAGGCTAAGGCTGAAGCTGAGTTTGTAGAATCAGTCCTTGAGGATATGGACCATAGCCTTGACGACCACATCTCAGAAGCACTATCTTTCCTTACCTTTGGCTTCTCTGCATTTGAGGTAGTTTACAAGCGTAGGATTGGTCCTTACGAACGTAGCCCTAAGAAGCGTTCTAAATTTAATGATGGTCGCATTGGTATCCGTAAGATTGCCCCTCGTGCTCAGTGGACCATTAACCGCTTTGATGTAGACCAACAGTCAGGAGACCTCTACGGCTTCCATCAGGATGTATCCTCTGGTTTTGGTACTAACTACATCCCAATGCGTAAGGCTATCCTCTACCGCACTACTACAATCAATGGTGATCCTTCTGGTCGTAGTATCCTCCGTAATGCCTATGCTGCTTATGAGCGTCTTAATGCTATCCAACAGTATGAGGCTATCGGTATTGAGCGAGAGCTTGCAGGTATCCCCCATGCAGAGGTTCCAGCAGAGTATCTCTCAGCAGATGCTACAGAGGCTCAACAGGCAGTCCTGAACCAGATGAAGGAAATCCTACGAGACCTCAAGTTCAATGAGCAAGGTTTCCTGATTACCCCATCAGATACCTATCCCGGTAAAGATGGAGAACCCACCAATCAGAAGCTAGTATCTGTAAAGCTGATTTCTTCTGAGGGTACCCGTAATATCGACATTGACCCTGTAGTTAAGCGTTACCAACACGACATTGCTCGTAGTGTCCTTGCTGAGTTTATTATGTTGGGTGGTGGTAGTAATGGTTCTTATGCCCTCTCCAAGAGCAAGTCTGACCTATTCCTACGTGCCCTTGAGAGCTACATCCATACTATTGTAGACATCCTCAACAAGCAACTCATTGAACCCCTCTGGCGTCTTAATGGCCTTGACTTCGATCTGATGCCTAAGATTAAAGCTGGTGATGTGGCACCGCACGATCTACAACTTCTTGGTGGGTTCTTGCGTAATCTCAATTCTGCTGGTATTACTTATGCAGACGACCTTAACATTGTAAACGCACTCCTAGACCAAGCTGAGTTGCCAAACATTGATGAGGAAATTTACAGAGCCTCTCGTGAGCGTGAATACGAAACACAAATGGCACGTAACCAGTATTATGACGATGACAACATCAAGGGTACTACCCTAAGCCCTGATGAGGAAGAAGACGACAAGAAGGTTGGCAACTGATGTCCCAATGGAACAGGTTACAATATGAAGTTCCTGACGGTAGGTTAGTTCAAGCCCAACGAGAGATTTACCAGACTTTCGGAGATAAGGTCTCTATTGATGCTAAAGCCAAAAGCCTCATTAAGTTTGGTAAGTCTGCTGAACTAGGAACCACTCGTGAAACTGTCTGGACTGTAGGTGGAATGGAGACTTACGTTCAAGACAATCTTATTGACACAATCTCCTCTAGTTCTGCCACTGATGACCAAGAGATTTACCTTGAGTGTCATACTGTATCTGGCACTGGTGAAGACCAACAGTTTACATTTATAACGCAAATTGGTCAAATTATAGGTCAGAATAAAGTCTCTTTACCCACCCCTGTAGCTCGTGTCTCTCGTGTTGTAAATAATAATGGGCATGAGCTTACTGGTGCAGTCTACGTTTATGAGGATACGGCTGTTGTAGGTGGCGTACCATCTGATGTGACTAAGATACACGCACAGATACCCCAAGGCTTCCAACAGTCCTTTAAGGCAGCTACAACCTTCAGCAATCAGGACTACTACATTCTCACTGGTGGGTTTGGTTCAGTTAGCTACAAACAAAGCGCTACTGTAAATTTCTACCTAGAGGTCAGACAAGCAGGTAAGATATTCACAGAAGGTGCTGCTGTATCAGCTCACTCAGCAGGTGGTGCTTGGCAGATCGACTTAGACCCATGTGTGATTGTGCCTAAGAATGCTGATGTACGTGTTACCTGCCAAACAGACACTCAAGGTGCTGAAGTCTACGCCAGTTTCAAAGGTTACCTAGCAAAGGTAGTATCATGAATAAATTAATTGAGAAATTCCAAACTGACTTCGATGTATTCAGTGATCCCCTGTCTGCTAAGGTACGCTCTCGTGCTATCGGGCTAGAAGGTAAAATCCATGTATACGATCTTGATGGTCAAGCCTACTACGTCCCCGGTGCTACCCACAAGGAATACCTTGAGCACATGGAGTACGAGGATGACGATGACGAAGAAGAGATCACTGAAGATCGCATGGTAGAAGCCCTACGAGCAGTAGTAGCAGAGATTATGAACAAATCAGATAAAACTCAAGACGACTTCAAGATTATTAAGGTAGATGAGGAACAGCGTATCATCTACGGATGGGCTTCAGTAACTACCTACAAAGGTGATTTGGTAGTTGATCGTCAAGGAGACATCATTCGTACAGAAACACTTCATAAAGCAATTAATGAGTTTATGGAGAATGTACGAGTAGGGAAATTGATGCACGAAGGTGAGCAAGTAGGACAGATTATCCACTCGTTCCCAATCACTAAAGATATTTGTGCAGCATTAGGTATTCAATCTGACATGGAAGGGTGGATCACAGGCTACAAAGTCTATGATGACGCTCTTTGGGAAGATGTCAAGATTGGAAAATATGGCGCTTTCTCTATTGGAGGTGCCGCGCAGAAGGAAGAGTACATTGCCAACTGAACTCAAGAAACTCACCCTAACTGAATTGAGCCTTGTTGATCGGCCAGCTAATCCGTTGGCAATGGCCCCAATCTTCAAAGCTGATACTTCCAAAGGAGAAAACATGGAAGATGATAAAATGACTCCAGAGATGGACGAAAAGATTAAAGCGTATATGGCCGATAAGGGCTGTGACCGCAAGACTGCTATGAGCGCTTTGATGAAGTTCGATGAGTTTGAAGCTGAAGTGGAAACACTTAAGGCTGATGTAGAAAAGCTGAAGGCTGATAATGAAGCCCTCCGCAAGTCAGTCCTCGAAGAAGGCTACAAGATTACTGCTGAGGGTATCGAAAAGAAAGCCCCAGAAGAGTTCATCGAAGTAGAAGGTGAACAGATTAACAAAGCTGACATTCCTGCACCCATCCTTAAGAAACTTGAGGAAGCAGAGATTGAAAAGGCTGAGAACGCAATCCAGAAGCGTTGTAAAGAGACCCTCCCGAATATCTCCGAAGATCACGCTCGTGTCCTCCTGAAGGCTCATGATGATCTGGTAGAAGAGGAAGCCAAGAAGTTTGCTGAGTTCATGCAAGCACTGGACAACCTCTTTGATGAGATGACTGAAGAAGTTGGTAAGTCTGCCGCTCAGGGCGATATGGAAGACCCCAACGAGAAACTTAACGCTCTTGCTAAAGCATATGAAGCAGAGCACAACACAACTTTCGCAAAGGCTTATGCTGCTATTGTCAAGACTGACGAAGGCAAAGCACTTGTGAAAAAAGCATATCAGAAGGATTAATAGATACTTTCTCGTGTCTAATCCTTAAGAAATACTCATTAGAAGGAATACATATATGAGTACTGTTGGTGGAAACCAAATTCGTGAAACTATGATTGCAGGTGCTGACCTCTCGGCAAAGCAATGGACTTTTGTTATCGGTAACACATCTGATCGTACTGTTGTTAACGCAACTGATGGTCAGGCTGCTGATG